TTAAAAAAAATTATTCTGACTCATTGTCTTGAGTAGTAATTCTTATGTCTATTTCTTGTGATTCTGGTATATCAGCGTTCAACATTATTCTTGAACTACCACAACCTACAAGAAAAATAGCGACTATAAAAACAAAAACTAAATTTTTCATAATTCCTCCTATTTACCTTGATTGTTAATTTCTCTTTGTATCTCTATTGCAAGCCTTACTCCTTCTGCAAATTCTTTAGATGAATTACCTTCACCTTCCATTGCAGCTTCTAGTAATGCGTCTCCAATTCTTTGTCCTAGTTTAGCACCTTCAATTTTTTCTTCTGACTTAATTCTTTCCATTTCAGTCATAACTTCAGATTTAATTTTAGCTCTAGTATTTTCAGCTTTATTTCTATCTGCTTCAGCTTTTCTCATTAACTCGCCTTCTTGAATATCGAGTTCTCTATTTCTTTGCTGTATAATTGGGTCTTCCATTTGTTGTTGCATTTGTTGTTGTTGAGCTTCTTGCTGTTTACGCATTGATAGCTTCTCAGCAGCTTGTGCAACAAGTTCAGATAATCTTTTTTCTACATCTGCTGGTAATGGTTCTCCTACAGGAGGTAATGGTGAACCCATCTCTGCTTCAATTTGTTCTCTATATTGGAAAGCTAAATGTTCACGAACATGAGAATCAACCGCCATCATTATAGTTGATGAAGAAGGACTGTTTTGAGATTGTTCTTGAAACTCTGGGTCTTGAACTCCTGCCATATGAACAGCAATGTGTGCTTCATGGTCTTGATACTCAAATGCTTTATTTGGTTTAAGATTAAGAAAATTCATATTCTCTGATATAGGGTCTGTAGGTTTAATATCTTCTTCTAAAGGAATAACCTTATCTACATTCTCAATACCTAAAACTTCTAACATTTGTCTATGCAATTCAGGCATATCGTACATTTCAGGTGCTTGTTGTGCTAACTGAAGTGCAGCTTGATATTGCATAATTCTTTGAGACATAGTTGCGGCATTTGGATTGCTAACAGGAATTACATCAACACGACCATCAAAGTCTTCAGATTTTAAAAATTCATCAGGTTCTTCAAAATATGGATATTCTGGTGGTGTAAAGTCATGTATTAATTTTGTAAGTATAACAAATTCTTTATGCATTGAAGAATGAAGTCTAGCTTGAATTGCACTCATAACTTTCATTTGTCTTTCCATAAGAGCAAGAGTAGTTCCGACAGGTGCTTCACTATTCATGTCAGCAACATTTAAATCACCTAGACTTGCGAATCTTCTGCCTTCATCAACAATAGTTGTTAGTAAAGCGTACAAAGTTTGACTTGGTTCTTTGTAAGGTAAAAACTGTATGTTTTCTCCTATAGTTCCCCCAGGCACATCTACATCTCTAAACTCTCCTGGCATAATAGGTGTGTCATCACCTTTAATTCTAAGACCTCTAGTTTTAAGACCACCTGGTAAATTAGATAATGTACCTGCATCAACTAGCTGTCTAAGTAAAGATGTTGCAGACCTACTCAATCCACCAATCATGTGTATCAAACCAAAACCATAAAAACCTAATCCAGGTAAGTATTGATAGTGAACAAAGTGTTGTATTTTAAGTTTTTTAGGATCGTCTTCTTGATAATTTCTTCTTATAGCTAAAACTTTAGCATCAGATTTATTAATTGTTACTATATATGGTAAAGCAATTCCTGTTGGCTCTCCATTATTCATATCTTCAAAGCCAGGTAAATCTAAATCAATTTGCATTTCAAGAATAGTGTGTCTACCATCATCATCATAGTCTACGCTTTTTTCACCAGTTAATTCATTGTATTTATTTGTTATTTCATTAATGTCTGGAGTTGGAGTAGGTAATTCACATTCTTTAAAAAATCCAGAGTACATTAATTTTTTAATTTCATTTTCTGATTTTTTCATAACATGCGTTGCTCTTTCGCATGTTTGAAGGTCACTTGCTCCATAACTTACAACAAAATCTTCTGCTGGAACAAATATAGAGCAAGGTCTCCCCATGTTTGAATCATAGTACACTTTACGAAAAGCTGATCCTGCAAGGGGGAGAGAGAATAACAGCTTTTCAGTTTCGGTTCTATATTCAACCATCTTTTCAGTTAATAGATAGTTCATATATTCTTGTATTCTTTCTGCTTGTTTTTCTTTATCAATATTTATAGTTCCAACAATTTTAGTTTTAACTGGACCTTGTGCTGGAAATATTTCTGATATTGCTTGAGATTGAAACTTTATAACTGCTTCAGATAAAAGAGGATGAAAAACTCCGCAAGCACCTGGCCATGGCTCAGTTCTTTCATCAATAGTTAAACCAAGTTGATTTAAACCTTTAACATATGTCTCTTCCCACTCTGATCGTGATTCTTTGTCTGATGTAAAGTTATCAAGAATATCATTGCCTATAAGAGCAAGTTCTGAATCTTCAATATATTCTGCTAAATTTTCTCCAAAACCAGATTCAAGACCGCTTGTTTCTTCTCCGAAATTAATTTCCATTCCGCCATCTTCAGTTTCTATTCCAACTGACTCAGGATTAACTATTTCTATTTCTATAGCCTCACCATTTACATTTTGTGGTTTTGATTCTTCTACAACAATTCCTTTTTCTATAGCCATTTTTTACCCTTAATAATAATCAGCTCTCTTTCTTTCATCAAATGGTTCTTCTATTTCATCACTAAATAGACTAACAAAACCACCTTGCCTAAACCTTATTAACGCTTGCGTACTGCTGTCAACAAGGTCATCATGTTCTGCGTTTGGAAAAGCTGCAAACTCTTCAACAACTTCATCTGCCCATCTTGTTTCTGGACACCATACTATACCAGAAGCAAACAAGTCTGCAACTGCATTTACACGAGCTATCTTATCATTTCCTCTGCTTGGTGTATACTCTGAAACTGGAATACCCATAGAACGCAATTCAAATATCAACGGAGTACCTGCTGCTTTTGCTTCAACAATAAAAGCATCTGGTTCATAATTTTTATACATTTCCATTGCTTTTGCTTTTAATTCAGGAAACTCTAATCTTTCTTTGTATGCATCAAGAAGAATTAACTGTGGTGTCATTGAACCATCAAACTCATCTTCTGCATAAAACACTCCCCAAGTAGTACAAGCTGAATAGTCCGCTCTTTGTGTTTTTAAAAAAGCTGTATCCCAAGATTGAATTATAAATTGACAATTAGGAGGGTTTTCATGTTCCCATCTATTCCACCACTCTCTTTTAACTAAAGCACCTTCTTCTGCACTAGGGTTTTGTTGATATTGTGCAGACCACTTAGAAACAGGAAGTTCTGCTTTTAGTGCTTCAAGCTCTTCTAATTTCCAAAACTCAGGCCATAAAGGATTTCCTGAAGGCATTATTGCAGGAAGCTCTATAACTTTCCATTCATCAGAGCCACCTCTTTTAATACTAGCATCTATAATTTGACCAGTTAAATCTCTGTCATGCCATCTAGTCATAACTATGACTATTGCACCACCTGGCTGTAATCTTTGTCTTGGACCAGAAGTGTACCATTCATAAGTTTTTTTAAAAACATTTACATCAGAAGAAGCACCTTCTTGTTCAGAATGAGGATCATCAATAATAAGAAGGTCAGCACCTTTACCTGTAACAGCACCGCCAACACCAATCGCAAAATACTCTCCACCTTTATTTGTGTTCCATCTTCCAGCAGCTTTACTATCTGATTGAAGTTTAACATCCCCAAATACATTTTGAAAATCTTTGTCGCCAACTAAATTTCTAACCTTACGACCAAAACCTACAGCAAGTTCTGCTGTATGTGCTGTTTGAATTACTTTCTTTCCAGGGAACTTACCTAAAAACCAAGCTGGTAAAAGATAACTAGCAAATTCAGATTTTGTATGTCTAGGAGGCATATTAATAATTAATCTTTTTAATTTACCGTCAACAACATCTTGGAAAGCGTCTGCCATAATTTTATGATGGCTACCATTAATAAATGCAGGCCACATATGTTTGACAAAAGGAAGATACTTTTTTTTACATTTTTCCCTATTCTTAGCATCTTCTAGGTTATGTAGTATTTCAAGTATTTCTTTTTGTCTATCAGGGCTATAAGTTGATAGATTATCTAAAACATCAGAAGAAGATATATCCAGAGTCATTTTTTTCCTGCTCTTTTGTTTCTAGGGAAAGACCGATTAGTTGTTTTAGATTTAACAGCTAGGTTATTTTTTGAATTGTTTTTAGGGTTTCCGTCTTTGTGATGAATATCTTTACCATCACCTTTGCGAACTGTTCCCTTCTTTAATGCTCTATTCCTAGCTGTGTTTCTTGAAGCTCTATTTTTCTTTTGTTCGGCTTTTCCCTGATAATTCTTATATTCTTTTTTATAGTTTCTAGCCATTATCTTTTCTTGCCTTTATGTAATCCATGCTTTGCATGTTGTTTACCTTTAGATGTAGCCTCTCTTTTCTTTTTATTTGCTCTTGCAAGTTTAGCCTTACCTTTTGATGTAGACTTTAACTTTTTAATAGTAGCAGACGGAGCGTACACTTCTCCAGTCTCAGATGATTTTTTCCCACTAGGAGTTCTCCATTTTTGTTTAGTCCATTTCTTTAAAGACTTTTGGGATTTTTTTAGCGTCATTACTTGTAGCCACCACCTTTTGATTTATATTGTTTAGCTAACATTTGTGCTTTTCTTGCAGACCATTGACCTGCTTTGCCGCCTTTAGTTCCTGATTTTATTTGGCTAAACAATTTTTTTCTCATACTTGGTTTAGTATAATTGCCTGCTTCATTAACACGAGATTTAGTTTTCTTTTTTGCCATTTTTTTACATTACCTTATTTATATAAATTGTTAAAGGTTATATTAGGATCAGTATAACTTTCGTGTTCTTCGCTACTGTGTATCTCTTGACTAGGCATAAAATCAGGAGCACCTTCTCCTGTAACCCACAATGCAGGATTAGTAACTCTTACTCTATTGTTTGGTAAAGCAATAACATTACCCTTCCATTGACCTTCAGTTAAATACAATACATGACTTTGTTTATGTTGGTCCGGGCTATCAGCTATTTCATGTTCTGTGTAATCAACAGTAAAAATATATTTAGCCATATAAAACTCACCATCTACTTTTGCATACCAAGGTGATGATGACGCTCTGTCTATTGATACAACTGAATGATGATGGGACATACAATCCCATGGTTGACATAAATGATTCTCCATTCTGTCAGGCCATTCTTCCACAGGAATATCTGCTACTATTCCTTGTATTGGCATTCTAGCCCACATAGCACCACCATGAACATTATCTTCTTGGTTTTCACAACCTGTAAAAATAACTTGAAATGATAATGACCTATCAGGAATACAGTTAACTGCTACAGCTAAACCATGAATAAATTCTCCGTGGTATCTTTCGTGATTAGCCGTAAATTCTTTTCTTACCCATACCTTAAAGTAAGGGATATTCGATATTAAATAAGACATAAAACCTCCCTAATTTTATTTATCTTTTACCGCCTCTTTTCTTACCTTTAACAGATTTACCAGCTTTCATGCGAGTAACACCGCCTCTAGGTTTTCCTTTAACAGATTTACCGCCCATCATTCTACGAGCTTTACCTTTAGATGTTTTCATAGTTATCTCCTTTTGTTAACATTTCCATCTTCTTCTTGCTTGTCTTATCCTTGAATTAGGATCATTTCTAGTTTTAGCTGAACTATTTTTTAACTGT